GGTTTATTCATAAGATCTAATATCTTTTTAGTCACATCTATATTTCTCATCTCACATCCACCACCTATATTGAAATTATCATTAATAATATTCTTTGTTTCTAGTTCCCATATACCAGCACAATGATCTAGAACATAGATCCAATCTCTTACCTGATTACCACCTTGGTGCATGTATGTCACCTCATCCTTCAATGCATTACTAATTGTCAAAGGTATAAGTTTCTCAGGATGCTGATGAGGACCATAGTTATTACCACAATTAGTAATAAGATATGGTAATCCATATGTGTTATGCCATGTCTTTACAAAATGATCTGATGATGCTTTACTTGCTGAGTATGGATTCCTAGGATCGTATGGTGTAGTCTCCTTGAAGACTTCAGTGTCATCATATTCTAAAGAACCATATACCTCATCAGTAGAAACATGATGGAACTTCTCAACTTCACAATCCAAACTAGCATTGAGTAAATTGATAGTGCCTATAACATTTGACTCTAAAAAAGGTCTGTAGTTCTTGATAGAATTATCTACATGACTCTCAGCAGCAAAATGAAATACCTTCTTTGGTTTATGTTTTTCAAAGACATAGTTTACCTGCTCTTCACTTGATATATCACACCACTCAAAAATGAACTGCTTATCATCAGGCATATACTCTTTCTTAGCAGCATATCCTAGATTGTCTAGGACAACAACCTGATCTTCTAATTCAGTATGAGTCTTTATATAATGTAGAAAGTTACTACCAATAAATCCTGCACCACCAGTAACAATGTAAGTCATTCTGTACCAAACTCATTTATTGTAGCGTATATATTACTTGGTTGTACCCTACCATAATCATCTTCCAGTCTTATAATATCATCTTCCCTACACTCACCACGTTGCACTTCAATAATAAGTACACCATCAGGACCACCTGATAAACGATGACGTTGTTCTATACCAATATCAAAGGTATCACCTGGCTTACAGTCAGTCTGACTATTACCCTGAGTAACAGTACCACTTCCTTTTACTACAGTCCAATGCTCTGCACGTTTATTATGATACTGTAATGATAATCTTTGATTGGGTTCTACCCAAATCTTTTTGACAGCATAAGTATCTCCTCTACAGATACACTTATACCATCCCCAAGGACGTTCACGTTTAAAACTCATCCCATAACTCCGAATTTCAAAAGGTCATACTCCAATTCATCTATTACTATATTATAATCTTTATCCTTATCATCATAGAAGTAAATATCCCCTTCCTTATAGTAGTTATACACCTTTTCATATAACTCTGGATGATCATACTCTAGATCAATTTGATTCTCTACTGCTTTTACTAATTCCTCTGTGTGATTTTTGAACTTGGAAAGAAATGGACCCCTAGTCATTGTCTTTAGTAGGTTTACCTCGTAATTATACCCCTATCTAGGCATAAAGTCAAGATATTTATTACGTGTCACAAGGTTTACATTTAGTGCAATCCGATACTCATCAGACGTTGTGGGAAGTGGAGTATGTGGTGAGGTTGCAGGGAATATAATCAACTCTCCTTCATATGGTTCATGTACACCATCTAAGAATGCTATAGCACCATCAGAAGGTTTCTTCATATAAAAGACTGTAGATATATCACGTTGAACATGCTCTGGCATATGATAATGCCATGTCATCTGATTCCTCTTAGCATTAGAAACATATACCCATGCAGTTCTTTCTCGAATATCTATCTTAGGATAGATATCCTCTACGGTAACCTGTATAAGATCTAGTAGTGGTTCAAATAAAGATTTGTTGCTAGGAGATATAGGGAACACAAATTCCCCAGTCTTATACAACTTCTTACTCCACTTGTGTTGTAATATAAGTTTCTTACATAACAATTCAGGATCATCAGTCCAACTGAATCCTAAGTTAACGGATTTCAAAATCAAGTTTACGTACCTTACGTCTTCTTGGTCTAGTTTCTACAGGTTTAACTTTAGTTTTAGGTGGTTCAATAAACTCTACTAACCCCATGTCCACAGCAGAAATTTTATCCCCTTCTACTGTAGTAATATTATCACATCCACAACAAATAAACTTTACTGATGGCACTGCTATCACAACACCACAAGCATTACATAAAACATTCATTGGTCTCCCCAAATTTGTATAGATCTTCTAGCATACTTTGCTGAAGGTGAGATCATCGTAACGTGATGATCTTCAGCCTCTGTATTTAGTACCAAAGTTCCTGGTTCAGGACATACAACTTTTAGACTTCCATCCTTACCATCTTGCCATACAAAAAGTCCACCCCACTTATGATCCCATTCGTTTAGATATATTGTTGCACCAAAGATACGTCTGTCACCACTAGTTCTAGCACTATCATTGTGCCATCCAATACCAGAGTACTTCAACCAATAATGATAATTCATATTGAGATTATTACAAGAAGGTATGGAATCAATGATAGCATCCTTGATTACCTTTACCAGTTTGAATGTAGGTACTGCTCTCATACACATACCAGGTACACCATCATATAAAGATGATCCCCAAGTCGTATGACTTGAAGACCATCTCTGTGTAGGTAATAAGTTATCTATCTCAGCATTACATTGGTCTAGTACCTCCTTAGGTACTAGGTTTCGGAAAATTTTCATGCGATCAAAGTTTTAGTTTCATTCCAATCTTGTTCAAAGATTTCCAATCCTTTATCTGTAAGGATGTGCTTGTACATACCATCAAATACTTTAGGTGGTATGGTACAAATGTTAGCACCATATTCAAATGCTCTACCAACATCTCTCACATTTCTAATAGATGCTGCTAAAACCTCAGTCCTAGCACCCCAATTTTGCTTTGCATAAACGTTAGCAATATCTTTTACAAGACATAATCCACCAAAGGAGTTGTCATCTACTCTACCTACAAATGGAGAAACATATCTAGCACCTGCTTTAGCAGCAAGGATTGCTTGTGAAGGGGAGAATATAAGAGTAACGTTTACCCTTATCAATTCTCTAGACAACTCACGACAAGCGAACAATCCTTCTGGTGTACATGGAACTTTGATAGTTGCACACTTACCAAATATCTTAGCAAGTCTTCTACCTTCTACTACCATCTCAGGACCATCACCAACAACTTCCATACTAATATCATTGTATCCTATATCTCTTAGTTCTAAGTATACTTCCTCTGGATTCCTACCACTCTTTCTAATGAGTGATGGATTAGTTGTTACACCATCGATGAGACCAGTCAGGAAACCATCGTGAAGTAGTTTGGTATCTGCAGTGTCAAGAAAGATTTTCATTTACGTACCCGAAGTAGTTTAGATTTATAATACATTTTACCTTATTATCTAGCTGGCTGACACCCCTGTGTTTCAAATTTGACGGAAACGAAACAAACCTATTCTTGAAACACTTGACCTTCCTCCCATTTTCAAACTCAGTGTACCCATCATTGGTATTCACATAGTATATCGCAGTGGTCATAGACTTAGTAGGTGGGTTGATATCCGTATGCCAATTACTGAAGTGTCTTTCTGCTTTCAATGGTTCAAGATTACCCTTGATCCTATGGAGTGCTACCATGTTTAGTTTGTCTACTAATGGTTTTAGTATCTCAAGATGTGAAGATTCTGAACGTTGGCATGGACCATTTATAGAATGAAAGTTAAAAAATTCATGAGTAAATTGGTAGTTATTGATACTATCATCACCACTAACTTTCATATTATTATAACACCAAGGTAGCAAACCCCCTGTTATCATTGTCTTTTCTATCCTTTGCCAGTCTTTCGTAGATAGAAAATTATCTATTACTTGCATTTAGGTTACGAAATATAAATATATTAGCATAGATAGGGTGAAAAAGCAATGAAGAGAATTCTCTTTACTCTTACGTTGTTGTCATTGGGTGCTTCTGTTCCAGTTAGGGCAGATATAACACACCGTATGACATCTTCGACACAGCTGCAGGTGAATGCTGCTGCAACTCAGGTTTCAAGAATAGGAAGT